CTTAATAATTGGTTTTATAAGTCTTAATAGTAATGGTGTTGCTGCAGCTCCTGCTGTTGCTACCACTGCTATAGCCACTGTAGTCGTTGCTTGATTTATAGAAGGTAAAAATTTCTCGGCTGGTGTAGTAGGTTCATACAACGTTATACAGGTTTTACCATCTGCACTTAGTTCATGACCAGTAACTCTCTCATCACCTGACTGTGTTAAATCACCGACTCTTAGTTGAGCAGGACCTGGACATGGGATTTCACCACCTACATCACCAGTATCAGGAACTTCTGCTTCTGGTGGTTCTGGTGGAGGTTCTACAGCAGGTGGTTCAACCTCTCTTACAATAGTCAACTGTTCTGGTTCATAGTTCATTGCATCATAAGATGGAACAGTTGCATCACAGACAATCATTGCTTTATCTGGATCTTTTTCTACCAAATTTTTATCTTTAGGTAGTCCAGTAGCATGATATTGATTATCCTGATGTGCCTTTACACAACCAGGCATATCCACAATAGGATTACCTATATTCAAAACAACTGGAGGAACCAAATGATCAACACTTGGTTGTTGAGACTGCCAGTTTGGTACAAATATATTTGGTACTGTTACATCACTCATCCTAACACCCTTAATGTAGATAAGTGGTATTTCCATTTAGAATGATGGTGGTAATCCTACTGAAGGAGCTGATGGTTTTGTTGGTGCTGATGGTAATGGTGCAGCAGGTCCTGTAAAGTCTGGTATAGCATCACCAGCAATACCACCTAGATCAGGTGTAACTGAACCTAATACTGAATCCATCACTTTAGATTTTACTCCATCAATGATTGCATCTTTTCTGATAAAGACATAACCACCTAGACCAACTACTCCAAGTGCCACTACACCTGAGAAAATAGCGATTCCATTAATAATTTTTTGCATTGGTTTAACCCTCGTTTAATGTGCCAAAAGACCTACGTATTTCACGTAGTTCTTCAAAGTTTTTCTGTTTTGTACCACCATCATATGCCCATGCGTATCCTTCTGTTATCATCTTTTCATTGAGTGATACATCATCATCGCCAACATATAACCAACCAAGAAGCCTACCATACTTACCCATGCCACCGACAAGTTCAGTTCTGATAGTAAGTTCTTCATCTCCTTCTAAGGTCTCCTCTAAATTTTTTTTCATCCAATCTGTAGCATCTAGACCTAATGCTTTCTCTTCTAAATCTCTTGTTCTCTTCTCAGGAGTATCAACTCCAGCCACTCTGACTCTTTCTTTTTTTATAAGATCAAAACCTAAGTCAATTGAAACATCAATGGTATCACCATCAACAACTCTATCAATTGATACTACTCTAAAGTTGTAACAACTTTTCCTACTTGGTGGAACCATTGCTCCCATCTTGTTTCTCCCAAAAATTATCTAGTGCACTATTTATAGCATCAGAAGGTTTTGTTGCACTCCTCTCAATATCTTCTCTCCTTTTATTCCTTTCAAACATCATCTGTAAATTCATCAAATGATGTGGATTCCATACATCTATCTCACCTTTTACTTGTTCTTTTGGTATAACTGGTTTTGGTTTTGGAAATGGTAAATCAGGATCAGGACAAATAGTAAGTCCACCATCCAAACGAGGACTACATGCCTGTGCTGGTGGTGTCACCGGTGCAGGTGCACACATGGTCAAAAAGAACAGTGGTAGTATTAGTAGTTTATTCATCATACTTCTTCATCACAACCACTGGTGCAATGACTCGATGAAACTCACGAAAGTATTCTTGACGATCCTTTGCATACTCGCGTTCTTTCTTTTTAGTCATTTGGCCAGAAGTGATCGTATCTCATTATGTAGTATATCACGATACCTACAGAAATCAACAGTATCGTTATCATCCATACGATGCTCCAAACAATCAATCCCTCTGTCTCCAATCGTCTGGTCTATCATTCCGAAACCAATCAGCGATATCTCCTGCATCTGTGAAACCCCTTTTATGTTTCCTTGAATCGGAGTCTCCTATATTCAAGTACTTAAGAAAAGAATCATCATCACTTGACGATAATCGTCTTGCTGACTGTAGCATACCTCTTGCTGATGTGTTTGCCTTTGCCAATTTCTCTGCCCATATCATATCCTCCAATCCAACTTCTTGTTCTGCTGCAATAGATTTGCAGATGTCTACTAACCGTAGACGATATGCGGTAGATAACATAAACTAATGAGTAATATTAGTATTATCTATGCAATCATTAGCATCGCTTTTTGTAATTCTTTGGAATGCTCATATTCGTCTTGTGCGATCTCTTGTATCTTAGTATCCTCTGGATGATACGCACCATATTTTACATATGTTTCAAAGGCATGCTTCTCAATCTTCATATTAATATCATAAGCATCAATAGGGTCGATAAGATAGTAAGCAACCATAATCCAATAATAAAGTAGAACGAGATGTTTAGCAAAGAACCGATCAATCCAGTGCTCGTCACCCCCTCTCTTTTCCATTTCTTCCAAATGCTCTGTCTCATTTAATGCTTGATAGAAATGTTCCTTCATCAAATATATATGATCCTCTCCTCGCAGGCCAAGAGATTCACGAAAATGTAATACACTTATGAATGAGAAGTAAGGTGCTCTGGCGATGACTTCCAGAACCCAAAATCTTTGAAAGTCTCTGCCTCTGTATAGAAAGTCAAGGATATAGACAGTTGTATCCAAGACCCATGAGTTAAGTTTTTTCATCTTCTTTAATAATAGAATCCAAAGAAAAAGGATGTGCCTGTAGATAGGGCACATCCTCTCTTGCGTGTTTTACTGCTTCAAATGCGTCATCTGCATATTCACCAATCTCGTGGTGTTCATTGGCTTGATCGTGCCAACCTAGTGTGTAATGGGACATGATAGTTTCAACTCCAGTACATTATTATTTAGTATAACATACTAGGTATAATTACGCATCTAGGTGTGGACTCCCACACATTACTCTTCTTCTTTTTTGGAGTTAGATTTGATGCCTTTTTCAGCAGCATATAGTGCAAATGACTTAGTTGCTAAACCCTGCATCGTTTCTTTGATTGCTTGTGTGTCTGCATCAGAGCAGATCTGCTCTTCAAAACACCCTACTACTGCACCTGCAACGATAAGAAGTTCTGCTACGACAACTGCGAATACTAAACGGAATGCCCATAGACCTCCGTTAAATGCTTTAATTGCTTTCATTTACTTCTTAGGTTCTTCTGCGTTTGCGAGTTTGATTGGTGCTTGTTCAATACGAATAGTTTGTGCGGGTGCAGTTTGTGATGCTGCTGCGATTAACTTTTCAAGATCTCCTTTTGAGATTGCACCGGGTGCAGGTTTTCCTGCACTCTTTTTATCTTTTGCCGTCTGAATCCCGAAGCTAGCTAAAACTCCTGTGAATACTGAAGCGATAAAAGTTGGATCTATATTCTTTTGTGGAAAGTTTGGGATAGCCACATAGTTTAAAGTTAAAATCCCTCCAGACCAAATCAAGATACCTAATCTGACAAAAGTTGAAAAGATTTCCATCTGTTCTTCTTTGTCTTCAGCAAGTTCTTTGATTTTGCCTAGAGGGCCTTTCTTCTTGACTTCCTCTTTCTTTACTTCTTCAGCCATAATAATACCTGATTGCGGTATTATTTATTAAAAAGGCACTCCAACAGAGGGTGCGGTAGGTGTTGGTGTTGATGGTGATGGTAAACCTAGACCACCTCCAGTTAGACCTTCAAGTGCACCACCACCTAAATCTCCGAGACCACCCGGCATAACCGCTTCGATTATTTTGCCTTTGACGTTTTCGATAATCGCATCCTTGCGTATGAATACGTAACCGCCAATACCAATAACGGTGATAGATACAACACCACTTGCAATAGCGATTCCATTTACTATTTTCTGTAACATGATTCTAATGTGTGTACTTTATTTAGTCTTCCATCATAGAACTCATCATGACAACGAAGAGTGTTGTTAAGATTGCTGTTCCTGCTGTTATCTCTAAAAACATTGGTATGATATGTTGAATACTCATCCTACCTCTTGTAATTTCTGTGCGACAGTTTGTTTAGAGATTGGTGCTACGTCATTCAATCCGTTAGCATCGAACCAAGGAGCTGTCTCCCAGTCGAATCCTTCTCCAAATGTATTGTCTGCGTTTGCAACATACCAATGACATGCTGCGTCTGGAATATCTACTGCACATACTGCCCAATCATCTGTCCATTGTGGCACTTGAACCCAGATTACAGGTTCTGCATCATAAGCATACGCTGTTTTTGAGACACCAAATAACAATATAAACACCGTTAACCAACCAAATATTCTAGGAATAAATCTGATTGATGGTGGACGCTTATACGCTTCCATTACCTCGTGATAAGATTGTGACATAAAATCGCTCATTAAATTAGTCCTGCCATTCCTGCTGCTGTCCCTACGACAACAAAAAATCCAAACTCGATAAGTGTGTAGTATGGATTGTAAAATACTTTCTTCATGCGAAAGCTATGTTACCTACACCTGATACGATGTAGAGTGTAATTACTGATGTGAATAAAATGTGTTGCATTACGCTCCTTGATAAACTCCTGCGGGGGTCATTACACCACCACCTTCATCATCATCGTCATCATCAGAGAATAGCAGTCCGATGAAAACTAGGATACCTATGGGGTAGAAACACCATAGGATTGCTAGAAAGGGTGATATTTCGTTTGATGCGGACAACTCTGACATTATACAAAGCCAGGAATGATTTGTCCTGTTGTTAGGTATGCACCTATACATGCTACAATGCCAAGCATTGCTAATCTACCATTGAGTTGCTCTGCAACTCTTTTTGATTCTTTATCAGACATTAGAAGATGCCTGGAATTATGTTACCTGTTGTTGCGTATGCGCCTACTGCTGCAACAAAACCGAGCATAGCTGCCCATCCGTTAAATCTTTCTGCTTCTGGAGTCATTAGTTTGTACCTTTTTTGAATTGTGAATTGTGAATTGAATTTCATTTTAGAATAAACCTGGTGCTATCCATCCGAATAGTCCATAGTTGATAGTGCCGATCACTAGACCGAGCATTGCGAGACGACCATTGATCAACTCTGCGTTCTTCCAGTAGTTCATTAGAATATACCTGGAATGATTTGACCAGTTGTAACGTATGCACCAACTGCTGCTACGAAACCAAGCATTGCTGCCCATCCATTAAATCTTTCTGCTTCTGGAGTCATGATAGTGTACCTATTGTGTGTTAAATGTGTAATAGTAAATTGTGAATTGATCTTCATTTTAGAATCCTAAGATTCCACCGAAGAAAAATGACCCTGTGGTCACATACGAAACGAAACCTGCAACGAGTCCTAGCATAGCAAGACGACCATTGAGTTTCTCAGCATTAGGACCGTATCCTTCATAAGATTCATCTAAGTAAGGACGGGTTTCAGTGGGAAACATGTTTTGTCTGCCACCAGATTCTGTTGTGGTTGTCATTTGTTACTTTGTAAAGATTTACAACTAAAGTATATAGTAAATGTTAAGTTTTGTCAACCCCCAAGTTGTGGTAATTTCCTTACAAAAGAAAAAGCACCTGTATAATACCAGGTGCCGTAAGGGTTGTCAATAAAAATGTATATTATGTCAA